TTTGGAATGGCATAGAAAGGCTGCCCCTGACCAATAAATGTTTGAAAATTACCTGAAGTGTCGAAAAGACCCTGAATAGGTACAAGATTTTGAACAGTAGAGTTGGAAGGAGCAGCCATAGTTTTACGATTGATCCGCAGCAGGAGTTACATAAAGTGTCGTACTACCTGCGCCAATTGCGCTTAAATAATACGGTGTCGTAGGTGTTGCCAAAATCAAAGGTGTGGTCATGTTAGGAGGCAATACATAGTCTCCTGAATTTCCATCGCTAGGAATAGCAACACTAGACAAACCTGAGTTTGTCTGATTCCAACGAATTGCACAAGCACTTGAACCAATATTTAAAAAACTGGTGTAGTTAACCTGATCGTTCGTTGTGTCGTTGATCTGCACCGCTGAGTGAGCAGATGTAGTGACCGCTAATGCGTAGGTTTGACCTGCATTGCGTTGAACGGTTGAACCTGCCATGATTAAACTGCCGATACAGGAGCTGGACCTTCAAGTCTAGTGACAGAAATCACATATTGACCTGAAACTGGTGTCAGAGTTGCCGTTCCTGTTAAGTTGCCAAATTGAACTGACAAAATACCTGCGGTTAAGCAATCTGCTTCAGCAATGAATACACCTGTGGTTTGTGCGCCAACTGCACCCAACACGGTCACGATATCGGTGGTCTGAAGACCTGCGACAGAATAAGTAACGGTGGTGGTTGTGTTTGCTGCCAAGGTGTTAGACGCATTGCTAAACGTTGGAGTTATGTAGAACGTCTCGTGAGAATTGCCACGAGTGATGGTTGTGGAGGACATAATAAGTTCCTTTAAAACAAAAACATTGTAACTTAAAAAAGAAAAAAAGCCACCCTTTTGAGGTGGCCTTTCTTAGCCACCGCAGAGTGGTAGCCTTCTTTCTAGCATCTTAATAAGTGCTGAAATCGTAACCATAGATGTAAACATCCATAGTAGCCGCTGCGCCTTGAGCAGTTCCTACGTTAACGTACAGGTAAGTACCTGTGTTCGTTGCGGTAGAAGCTACGGTGCGTTGTGACACAACAGTAGGTGCTGTTAATGCGGACAATGCAGCGTTAGAAACGATTGCACCTTGAGCACCAGGAGCAGTAAACACACCTGCCGCAGCAGTTGTTAAGCTAATGGATGCGTTAGTGAAAACAACGTTTGAAACACTCCAGTTGGCAGCGTTAATAACATTCAATACTGTGTCACCAGTTGCGTTAACGTTAACACCCTGTGCTACTGCCAACAAGCGGATAGCTTGATTAGACAATACATTCTGTGGGTGTATCGTTGTGGTGATTGAGGGTCCTGGATTAGTATTTGCCATGATTTTTTCTCCTTAAATAAAATTAGGCTGCAATACGGCAAGCCAACTCAGGGTACAGAGGGGCCCATCCATAAAGGACATCTAAACGTGTTGGAATACTGTCATTATTGCACTCTGTTACTTTCAGCTTTTCAGCTTACTGACCATCTTTTGATGGCGGGGTTAGTTCTTCGACTTACCCTCTGAGACTTCTTTTTTAAGTTGCGTCTCAGTTCAGACTATCGCATCATCCCTTAGGATGTCCTCTCACTTAGTCGTTCACGCTGCTTTTTATCGCTTGCGCCCTGTTGTCCACTTCTGGAGTTCCAAGTCAATCAGAGAAGATTTTCCGTAATACCTTCCAGTATTAGGCCACCAATGCAAACTTTTCATCGTTTGCAACGTTAATGGTATATTGACGTACTACACGCATTGAAAGTCCAATCTCTTTGTCGCTTGCACGACCGGCAAAATGGACCCCCTCAGGCAATTCCAAGTCAGCAGTTGCCAACGTGAATGCCGTACGGTGGAACAACATATTTTGTGGAGAAACTTGACCTGTGCTATTGAACTGAGTCACGTTTGCTGCACTTGATGTTGTGGGAATCGACACGTTTTGGAACTGACCTGAAGTGATAACCGCAGGAGAAACAGTCACAGAAACGCTTGAACCTGAAGCGATTGTCACAGGTGCTTTAACAACAAAGTTACGCAACTTGTTTGAACCGTAGGGTTGACGATTTTGTGGGTTGGTCGCATACACACCAGCGATCTGAATCACGTCACCTGCGTTCAACACAAAGTTACCTGTGTTAGCTGCAGTCAATGAGATTGTTGAACTTGATGCCCAACCTGATGTTAAGAAACCAGTTGCAGTTGTTGTGTTAACAGAAGCAGTAACAGTAGTTGTACTGTTTGTGCCGAATGTTTGGCTCACAACGTTTTGATCGAGTTTCCAGTTAACACCGGCAGAGTCACGGCCCATCAAACCTTTACGGTATTGCTCGCCAATGGCTTCTTGAGGCACAAACAAACCTTTGAGTGAATCAACGATTGTTGCGCTTGTGAAAGGCTCAACGATACAAGCTCTACGTCCGTCTCTTGGTGCGCCTTCAGAATCAAGATAAGCACCTGCAGTCAAGTAGGTGATCAATCCTGTTGGAGGTGTACCAGCAGTACCAACGATGTTAGCGGTTTGTGAAACTGCCATAGTCAAACCATCACGGTCAATCTTATTGGCAATAGCAGCAACGGCAGGCTTCAATACACGATCAGAGAACATATCAAGAGATAATGCCAAATCTTGAGTTGTAAACTGAGTTGACACTTGAAATTGAGTTGACAAAGTAACAGGACTTGATGTCTCGTTAAAGTCTTCAATTACAAGTGCGGGACCCACGGCCCCTACGAACCTACCTGGTCTGCGAACATTCACGGTATTGCCGATCTTCGCGCCAACTACGGCAAACTGATCGTCATAATCTCTATTGACCTCTGATGTAAAGGTCAACTCATTCTCCAACACCATGAGGGCTTCATTGGTGATTTTTGATATCGTCAGAAGTTGGTTACTCATGACTACTCCTTTATAAAAAAATTAAATTTCGATGGACAAAAAAGGGTTACCTTACCTTGCCACTCTTTCTTGCTTCTTTCCACTCAGCATAGCTTCCATACCATTTTCCATTACTGTCCAATTTTGTTTCAGCTACACCAGTAGTCGCTCGAATCGGTGTCACAGGCGCAGGTGCTTTACTTCTTGCCACAGGTTTATCATCCGCTTTCGCTTCAAATCTTGCCTCAAGTTTTCCTATCTCTTTAAGAGCCGATCTAATAGGCATTGACGCAACTTTGCGAGCATATTCAGCATCTTCAGCTAGGTGATACAGAATCTTTGGTCCTACATCACTCTCCAGAATTGCATCTCTTACCGCATCATTCACTACAACATCACTCGATGCAACGATGGCATCAAAATCAGGTAGTTCAGCTTTCGCTTGCTCAACTTTTGTAGCCCAAGACTGTATGACTCGTTGCATTTCTGCTTGTGCCTTTGCTTGCGCTTCCTCTTGCTTCATCGCCTCAAAACGCTTATCAGCGGTGTATTCAGCTAAAGCCTTTGCATATTCAAATGCGTCTTGGAATTGGCTCGGTTGCGGTTCTTGATCAGTAGGTGCAACTTGAGGTTGCGCTTGCCTCTCATAACTCTGTAACTTTTGCTCTAATTCATAACGTCTTTGACGCTCTTGCTCCGCTTCTCTACGTGCTTCTTCACGTTGCTTAGTGATTTCGCTAAATCTTTTCTCAAGTTTAGGATTTTGCTTTTTAGGCTCTTCCTGTGGTTTGGCTTCCTCTTCCGCTTGCGGTTCACTCCCTTCAATTTCTTCCTTTACTGGCTCTACCTCTTCAGTAGCCTCAGTCTTGGTTTCTGTTGGGGCTAAACCCAATTTTTGTGCATAAAACTCAGCCGCATTTTCACTTGTTAGCACATTGCTAACGGTATTGTCAGACATACGTATCCCTACGATTTAAGCCCTGTGAACCCACAGGTAGGTTTTGTACAATTTAACCCGAATTAGTTAATTCTGTCAAATTGCTCGTTCAATAGCTTCAGCACTCGATTCACGCTCAGATAATTTATCTAAATGCGCTAAATAAACTGCTAAATTTGCTTTGATGTTTTCAATTTCCAATTGCGTTTGCGTCTTGGTAACCGTGTCTTGTGCCGTTGTTTGAACCCTTAACATCATGTCACGATGCTTCTCTTGGTCACGCAATTCGATGTCATGTGCCTTGTTAGATTCTTTAATCAATGTACGCTTAGTCTCAGCATCTTGCTTAACTTGCTCAATGTCTTTACGTTGCTTAATCGCAATTTGAATCTGTTGCAATTGTTGTTGCAACTGCTGATTCTGAGACTGCAACTGCTTGATGACCATCTGCGCTTGTGGAGGTATGTCAGATTTCTTATCAATCTGCGCCAATGGGTTAAGCGTAGCCAAACGGTCCGCAATGATGTCAGCGCCAGGGAAGTCTTGATTCCTGAACCACAAATCACCAATCTGTTGGATCAACTGAGGTTGTGCAGCCAAAATAGGTGTCATGGCTTCAACTGATGCCTCACGCTTGGAGTTGTAGCCAGGCCCTGTGTCCATCACCACATCGTACAAACCTGTTGCCACATTGTTTTTAATGACGTTGTTAACAGAATCACGCTCATTTAACGTGACCAAATCAGGCTTGCCATCGTCACCAATAATGCGTAAAACCCTTTGTGTATCGTAAATTGATGGAATTAACTCCAAAATACACGATGCAAGGTGCGACAAAGACTTGGTGAAGTTGTCGTAAAAGTCAAAATTAGACAAATCAACCTGTTGTTGTTGACCGTTAAGCGCTTTGCCTGAGATATTGCCTTGCTTAAGTTCAGCAGGGTCAAATATGCCCATCAGCGTCTTAATATCGTCAGAAATAACCGCAGCAGCAGCCATCACACCGGCAGGAGGTGGCTCAGGTTGCAAACGTTGTGGCGCAGGAGCTGGTCTACCCTCAATGTCCGTTTGCTTGTATCTGAGCAAAGGATAAGACTTGGTGTTCGCTTGTGCCCATTCGTTCTCATAGCCTTCGTCTTGGCCTTCAGCCATGATCCACTTGGCTTTAGGAGCAAGCGCAACGCTCTCGGTAATCGAGGTTTGCCAAAAGTTGTACATTCTTTGGGCATCTTTGGCTTGACGCACCATGCCAAATTTCTTGCGCTTGTCACCAATAACCGTATGCCGTCCGTAAACAGGAATAATCGGCAGATGTTTACCTGCCCACTCGCCCTCTTCAAGGATTTCAATGGCGGTTAACTTGCACCATTTGATCTTTTTGCGGATCGACATACGCTCATCGACTTTGTAAATACCTGCTTCGGTATACAAATCTTTTCGATTTTTGTATTCATCCTCAAAAATGCCTGTGCCATCGCTTAACTGAATTAGCTTGGCTCTTTCATGAACGGTGTACCAGTATTCAGCAAGCCTAATGTCTTCTTTGGTAATCCACTCGGATTGTGAGTCACCAGTACCACGCTGAGTAAATGAATCAACTTCAGCATTGGGATAGATTTTCTCAAAGTCATCCTTAGACATCATAGTTGTGACTAGGCAACGCTCTGCGTCTGAACCGTCAATTGCAACTGAATTGATGTCGTAATAGACTGTAAAAGGATTGTCTACTGGCTCAATATAGATTTCTTGGTCAAATGAATCCTCAGACACATAATCCGTACGCAAACGGATATAACCCCAACCCATACGCACCGCATAATCAACCGCTTGGTCGTATGCGTCATCAGCGTTGGAATTGGCCTCGATGTGCCTAATGATGCCCTGAATGACCTCTGCGGTCTTTTCATCAGCATCTGAGTTCATGCCATGAACTTTGGGTCTTGGTCTTTGTTGTCTAATTTGATTCACAACTTGACGGCAATAACCATCGAGCTTATTGATGGTTAGAACAGGTCTAGATTCAAGATTACGGCTATTTTGTAGCTCAACAGGCCATTGATCCCCACCTACAAATTTAAGGTCTTCTAGGGCTTCCTGACGATTCATGGTGTCTGCGTCATTAGCCATACGCAGAAACTTCTTGGCTTCGTCAATTCTAGAATCGTAGTCGCTAAGTTGTGAATCTTCCATTTAACTCATCCATGAATGTTGGCTACCGTACTGGTAATTGTTGGAGGACTTTCTACGTTGCTTTGGCTCATTCACCATCAATCCAATGTATCTAAACGCATCAGCCCCATGAGAATAGTTGTCATGAAGCGGTGTTTTGCTAAATTGGTTTGTGTTTGGATCAACCTCATAACGATAATGTCTTAAACATTGTAACCCTTCCATACAATTTTCTCTA